TCAGACTGGAAACGAGGTATCAACCCAGGCGTATTACGTCCATTCAAAAGGCTGGTACTGTCTGAGACCGAAGAGCACCACGGTAGCAAATGCCATTGCGGAAGCCATGCTGCAGGGATGCAGAAACAACAATATCGGATATTGTCAGGGGCACAGGAGCAATGTAATCGAACAGCTGAGAAAAGCCGGAAAGCTCGCAAAGATTTCTGCAAAAACAGAGGCAGACTGCAGTTCACTCGTGAGAGCGTGCTGCATCCAGGCTGGTTTTGATCCGGGAAATTTCAACACAGCGTCCGAGGTTTCGGCATTGAAAGCAACAGGACAGTTTATGGAACCGATTGCGGTAACTTCCAAAACTGAACTGTTCAACGGCGATGTGCTTGTCACAAAGACCAAAGGACATACAGTGGTTGTTGTTTCCGGAAATCCGAGACGTGTAAACGCCTATTACCCTAAGTATAAAGGGGCATCGGGTTCTATCATTACGGCGCTTGCTGCAGTGGGCGAGAAAGACACATCAAAGGCGCACCGGGCCAAGATTGCAGCCGCAAATGGAATTACAAATTACGCATATACCGCAGCGCAGAACACCAAGATGGTTAATCTTCTCAAAAAAGGAAAGTTAATCAAAGCGTAAGTTCTGAAAAGGTATCACATCGGGGTGGCTGAAAAGCTGCCCCTTATTTTGATTTAAGGAGGAGTTTTCTATGGAAAAACTATTTGGTATTGATATTTCACACTGGCAGGGAGATATGAGCATCGAGCAGGCCAGGAACGAAAGAGGAGTGAGATTTGCTATCATTAAAGCTGCAGGAGCAGATGATGGCAAGTACAAGGATAGCAAGTTTGAAAATTACTATGCACAGTGTAAGGCTATCGGACTTCCGGTAGGTGCATACTATTACGGTAATGCAAAGTCTGTTACGGAGGCAGAACAGGAGGCAGACCATTTCCTGTCAGTTATTGCAGGGAAGCAGTTTGAATATCCTATCTACTACGACGTAGAAGGTAAGATGCTTAACAATAGCAGAGGTGTCCTTACGGATATTGTAATTGCGTTCTGTGACAGGTGCGAAAAAGCCGGATATTTTGTCGGAGTATATACATCTGATTCGCATTTCCAGGCACACGTAGACGATGATCGCCTGCAGAGATTCACTCATTGGGTAGCGAGATATTCTTCAAATGAGCCGGTAACAGTTCACGATATTTGGCAGTACGGAGGAGAGCATAACTACATTGCTGACAAGACAATCTGCGGAAGAACTGTGGACCAGGATTTTTGCTATCGTGATTTTGAAACAGAAATCAAGAAGGCAGGACTCAACGGATTTTCTGCCAGCGCAGGAGATGAAACGAAGGAGCCGGAGGTTTCAGAACCGGAAGGCAGTACCCTCGATCTGCTCTACAGAACGATGAAAGACGAGTTCGGCGGTGGTGACGCAAGAAAGGCGGCTCTCGGTAGCAGATACAATGAAGTGCAGGATGTAATCAATCACATCGACAAAGCATCCGTGCAGGAACTTGTAGATGAGGTGTGGGCCGGTAAGTATGGTGACGATGAAGTGAGAAGGACTGTTCTTGGCAGTAGATGGCAGGAGGTCCAGGACGTAATCAACGCCGGAAACAAAAAGTATTACACCATTAAGAGCGGAGATACGCTTTCCGGCATTGCAGCGAAGTATGGAACTACAGTCAATGCGATTGCTCAGCTCAACGGCATTGAGAATCCGAACCTTATTATCGCAGGAGACACCATCAGAGTAAAATAACAGGAGGAAACGGTGGCATTATGAAAAACTACATCGGCGTGAAAATTGTAAAAGCTGAGCCGAAGGAGAAGAACGGAGTACCTGGGTATGCCGTGAAATATCCGGATGGTTATGTATCATGGAGTCCGAAGGAAACCTTTGAAAAGGCGTACCGTGAATTGGACTGCCAGGATTTCATCAATTCAGCAGAGTAAGCAAGGGAGCCTATGATCCGCAGGGGTTGTAGGCTCTTTTTTTATTGCAGAAAAGCGGAACAAGACCGCAGGTAAAATCAATATACAAAATAACCAAAATCAGACCGGGTATTTTGACGAAAAGTTCCCGAGACACGATAGGCGATTTTAGTACCTATCCTATGTCTAAAGACTAAAAGCCGGTATCGAACCGTGTACGAAGTCATAGAGCTATATGTTTTCAGAGGTGTAATTATCCACATTATCCACACGCATTTGTGGATAAAATACGCTTTTGAGAGTACGCAAATGAGCATATATTATTCTATCTCTAATATCTATTATCTAATCTCTAATATCTAGTAAAGAATCCTTGTAGAAACCTTAGAAGAAATCATGTAAGAAATCTTACAATGCACCAAGCAACCATGCGGGTTTATGGTCCTCGCAAATGAAAATAGGGAGTAATGCACCAGGTAGCGCAGATGATCCGGAAATTGCAGAAGTTCTCGTGAGTGCGAAAACATTTTAGCAAAAACTCGTAAAATAGAAGTATATCTATTGACAAATACGCAAGTGCGAGTTATAATATAACCATAATCAAACAAAACAATTTGATTAAATCCGAAGGAAGGAGGAATTACCAGTTGGGTAAGAAAGGTAAGAAGAAAGACTTTTCCACAAAGGAAAAGGAACTACTTGAAATCGAAAACCTTAAATTACAGAAGAGAGAAAAGCAGGCCAGCATAATCTCCACCATAGTAATCATGATTGTGTCAGTGATTACGGCAATTCTGAAATGGTTAGGTTTGATTGATTAAGTAGTTCCCTTAACGGTCGGGAGGCAGCAACACCGCCTCTCAACTGTTAAGTCTATCATAAAGGAGGCTGATTTGGCAATGAAGAAATTGAGACAGTTCCTACAGTCGGTGTTGTTCATCAACTTTATGGTCGGCATATACGACGGTATGAGAGCGAAGAATTTGGTGGCAATTTTGATAAATGGAGTAGTGGTACTGGCACTGATCGCCGGAGAAAAGAAAGAGAGGTAAACGATATGAAGTGGGACGTAAAACACGATAGAGCAAAGAAGGTATTAAATCATTTCCTGGATAATGCAGGATATTGGACCGAGACAGAGAGCTTGACAGAAGGACTTACCGAGGATGAAATCCAGGAAGTAAGCGCAGAGGTAGCAACGATGATTCAGAGCATCACAAAGAGATACAAGCTGGATGTTATGCTTCCTGCAGAGCCGGTAGTCAAGGATGAACCGGCGGTCGAGGAGAAAGCTGAGGAGCCGGTGGCTGAGAGACCTGCAGAAGAGGTCAAGGAAGAAAAGCCGGTCGAAAAGCCGAAGAGACGTGGCAGAAAGCCGAAGAAAGAGGAGGTTGCGTAGGATGGCATACGAGAGAAAGACAATAGACACCTGGGAGCTGCAGTTAAATTATGGGTACGGATGGGAGTACACCTTGACCGAATACACAAAGAAAGAGGCAAGGGAGAGGCTGAAAGAATACAGAGAGAACCAGCCGCAGTACCCGGCACGACTGGTCAAGAAGAGAGTTAGAAAGGAGGCGATTGCGTGAGCACAGCGGCAAAGCTGACAGCAGAGCAGGTTGAGAACCTGGCAAAGGAGATTCGAGAGTTTCTGTTGGAGCATGGGTTATGGCAGGACGTTGATATTTACTTCAACGGAAAGAAGTACACGAGTTACGATCCGGAGAACGGAAAATATTATTACAACGACAGGGAGCATCTGATCGAAGTGGCAGACCAGCCGGAGAGACATTTTGAATATGTTAATCCGGAACACATTCTCAGCATGAGTTTTGAAGGACCGGTATGTGAGATGCTGTACTACGGCATCCTTCCTTCGGTCAGAAAAGAATTTGACAAGATATTCGAGAGATACGGCTTGTATTATGAGTTCGGGCATCACTGGAATTTCAGTTGCTATTACATCTGAGAAAGGAGAAAGCGCAATGAATATTGGCGTGGAAGTATTAAAGGAAAGCGTAATCAGAGTGCAGTCACAGTTAAATGACTGGATGGATTGCGTGTTTGTTGTAAGCAAAGATGATGAAGAGAAGGCGAGAGAGGTATTGGAGAAAGCCTGGGACAGTTTTTGGGAAGATGGAGACGGTTGGTGCTACGGCAATTACCTAGAAGATAAGCTGGTAAATGCCGGTATTGCATTCGATGCGTACTACGCAGATGCGGAGGAATGAGGACATGGAAGAATACAAGGACATATCAAGAGGCTTGAAAACGCTTCTCGACAAGGCAGAAGAAATGGGGTGGAACTGGGAAGCCTACATTGAGCCGGACAGCAGAAGAACCTATGTTGAAATTGGGCAGTCGTCACCTGCAGGCGAAGATTTCTCCATGACGATTGATTTCGATGAAGAGAACCAGGCGGATAGTTTCAAGGACAGCCTGGAATCCTACTACGAAGATTTCGACATCGACGAGCATATTGAAATGTGGATAGAAGCCAAGAGAAGCGGAACGAGTGGAGTCCCTTCCACAAGGGAGCTTGTAAAGGATGCAGAAGCCATTGACGGCATGATATTGGAACTGTCGCAGGCCTTGCAGAAAGTAAACATCCCGGTACTGGTTGGCAGTTACACGCCGCCGGATGAAAACGGAGAAGGCGAGAAGATCGTCCGTGAGTTCTACGGACAGGGGCATATCTTCAAAGACGAAGATGCGTTTTACCACAGACCGGATGATCCGTGCTACATCCCGGAATTATCCGATACGGTGTACACGAGAAACAGCATCCTGCAGGAGTGCAACCAGCAGGACGATTTGGCAGAGGAAGTTTTCGAGGCACTGGACTGGCAGCACGTAAGTAGCTTGCTGGAAGATTGGCAGAGAAATGGAGAGTTAGATACCTGCAAAGAATGCGGAAAGATGTTTAACTGCTACGGAGTAACGAAGTGTCCGTATTGCGGGGCAGATTATGAAGGAGGCGATGAATAATGGGTTACACCTGGTTGGGAATGCGAAAGCTGACCTGGGAAGAAGTTCTGCAGAGACACGAGAAGGGCGAACTGGCCGGATGTTTCAGACTGTACGACGACAACAGCGAGGCTATGATCGACAGAGGCTATGACTTTGCAGGCGACATCCTGGCACACCACAAGAAAGGCGGTGAGTTCGGAGAAGATATTGACACAGTAGACCTGGAACTGGCAGACGGAAAGAAAATAACAGCACCGGCGGTCGTGGATGTATCGGCACTCGGATGTATGGATGAGCTGGAATATGAGTTGTGGCACGTGATCGAGGACTACATGGTTCAGTTCGGTATCAGAACGCAGGACGACGAACCGGACTGGGCGACAGTCAAGGCGGTGCAGGAAAGCATTTTAACAGCGTTTATAGACGCAGGCGTGAATTTTAAGTTTGGATATGAAGAAAGAGTTGCGCAAGCAATAAAACAAGCGAGAAAGGACGAAGAGAAGGTATGAGAAGTGCAAAAGAAATTATGGAGTCATTGGAAATCGCAAAGGGATTATGCGAAGGAAAAACAAACGAGAGCTGGAATGCTAGAAAAGCCGGCAGAGTTATGGCAGAACTGATTGCACATTTCAAGAAAAAAGAGATAGAGGAGCAGTACGACAGGGTTCAGATTATTGCGACGGTTGTTATATCTAAAGAGGACATAGACGACATCATGGTGTCAGCACTGGAAGGTGGAATTACTTACTGGGTTGATAAAGTAGAGCCAAGGTGTGGGATAGAGTTTAATTTTGCAAGCGATGTTATCTCAAAAGGCGGTTCAATCCTCATTCACGATAACGAGGAAGATGCGACGTATGAATTAACAAAGGTGAAACTCCTGCAGGGAATTAGAGCGTATGCAGAACAGCCTAAGAGCAGTGATATTTTCGAGGTGATCGATCATGAATTACATATTGATTGCGGTATGGTAGATGCGGAGGTTGCGGATGCAATCATTCAGTACGCTTTGTTTGGAGAAATAATTTACGGTTAGGAGGCGAGACTATGGCAGCATTAGTGGTATTTACGTTCTTGGTAATCGTTGGAGTTGGAAACAGAAAGTAGGTGTAAGCGGTGAGTAAAGGAATAGTGACAGACTATCCGGAAATCTGTTTCATCTGCGGCAGACCGTCGGAAGCTGAGCATCATTTGGTGTTCGGTACCGCCGGTAGAGAACTGAGCGAGAAGGACGGATTGAAAGTGCCGGTATGTAACAACTGTCACAATATGGGAGAAATCCTAATGAGAATACACGGAAACCCGATGGCAGAGAGAATGTCAAAGATTATCGGACAGCTGGCCTGGGAAAAAGAATACGCCCTGCAGAAGGCAGACGAATTTGCGCGAATAATCGATACGGATCGGAAAGAAGGCGAGGTAAAGCAGATTATTCACAAGGGCGGCAGGGAGACCTTCCGAAAGAGGTACGGCTGTTCGTATTTGTAGAAAGGAGCGGATCAGATGTTAGGTGGAGGACCATACGAAGCGACCACCTGCCCGGAATGCGGCAGTACGATGTGGAATGGTAGATGTGAAAATCCGGATTGCAAGTATCACTGGCACCCGGAAGAAGAGGAGGATGCAGAATGAATACAGAATTAGTAAGAGCAGTGTTCGACTGTGGAATAGATGATTTGAGACTGTTAGACGATGCGGAATGCGATATGTATGCAGTGATAGGTAGAATGCGAGAAGAGGGCATAGAACTGACGATGAACAATATCATCCGGCAGGTATTTGAAGAAGGCAGATATATTCTTACCAAGGCAAGAGAGGAAAAGATAGCCAGCTTGCCAGCAGAGCCGCTGACCGAGGCAGACTTTGAATTAAGAGGGAACCTGGAAAGACTGAACCCGGAACAGGATTTCAGCTTTTGGATAAATCTGCAGGACACCAATTTTAGAGGCAAGTCTGAATTGCAGGAGTTATACGAATCAATGTTCACAGAAGAGCTGGAGCAGTGCGAAAATCTGACCGGCTATCCGATTGAATGGTAGGTGATGATATGACATATAGAGAAAATGCGGCGGTACTGGAAACGTACCTGCATAATATCCGGAACATTGAAGAGGCGCCACCTGGTCCGGCAGAGCTGGAAGCATTGGATGCGGCAGTAGAGGCTATGAAAGCTGCAGTTGAAAACGTGGAGTACGGAGCATTTGCCTGGGACAAGCAGAGAGGTATGTTTGTTCAGATAGGCAGACCAGTACCAGTAAAGCAGTTGTGCTTGAACCGGTACCAGGAAAGAGCAAGAAACAGAGAGATACCGAGCTGGATTGATCCGGAGAAGTTCAAGATTTTGGAGAGAACGGTCGCAGAGATTGCAGGCGACTGGAAGGAGGCAGAGGATGAATAAAACAGTAAATTTATTTGTGTTAGCTGGATGCTGGGAATGTCCGGACGACATTGGAGTAACTGTGGTTGCGATTTCCAGTGACGAGAAACAGCTGATTGATAGACTGGATCAGATAGCAGACACCCAGGCAAAGGAGTATGTGAGCATTGAAGGTAGCATTCTGATGGAAGAGCATACAGACACTAGGTACGAAATCAGCGGAGGTATCAGCGGCAACGCAAGGTTCTACATCACGGAAGAGCCTGCAGTAATCAACGAGGCACTTATGGGCGAGATCAGCAGAGCAATGAGTAAGAACGACAGAACAGAGGATGTAAAGAATTATCTGCAGGGGTTGTTTGAAAACGGAAACCTGGATGAAGAAAAATACGAGGAACTGGTAGACAGCGAAGAGTTCCTGCAGAAGGCAGTCGAATTATTCGATAAGATGGAGGATTGCAACACGCCGTTCAATACAACGATGGAGTTGGCGGTAGGCGAAGCAAGGAAGGAGATGACAATATGAAGAATACATTAGGAGACTTGAATAACCACCTGTTCGCTCAGCTGGAAAAGCTGGGAGACGATGATCTTACAGGAGAAGAGCTGGAAAGTGAGTTGAAGAGAACTGATGCTATATGCGACATTAGCGAGCAGATCATCAAAAACGGAGAGCTGCAGTACAAAGCGATGAAGCACATGGACGAGTATGGGTACGAAAGACAGAAGGCGGTTCCGGAAATGCTCGAAGTTCATGCGGGGGGGGGCGAACCATAAATGAGAGGCTGGCCCGAAGAAGTGATTGCCTGGCTGCGTGAGAATGTTCCAGGCAGAACCACGAAACAGGTTACAGAGCTGATAAATCAACAGGGGTTCGATAAGAAGTACGGAATGGTATTTTCTGATGCGGTGATAAAGAATGCGAAGAACCGATATGGCATTAAGAGTGGAACTGCCGGAGGGTTTCCGAAGGGGTACTCTCTCAAATATCCGGAAGGAATGGAAAGTTACATTCGGAGCATTGCGGCAGGGAGAAAGACGAAGGAGATTGCAGAACTGGTGTCAGCGCATTTCGGAATAGAGTTCAGTGAGAAACAGTGCAGGGCATACAAGAAGAACCATGACATCATCAGCGGTGTTGACTGCAGGTTTGATAAAGGACACGTTCCAGCCAACAAGGGAAAGCCAATGAGCCAGGAACAATATGAGAAGTGCAGGGCAACGATGTTTAAGAAAGGTGATGTCCCGGCAAACCACATGGAAGTAGGTGAGTACACGCATACGACAGACGGCTATCTTATCCGGAAGGTTAAAGAAACCGGTCCGCAATGGGAGAGGTTTGAGTTTGTTCATAGAGCAGCATGGGAAGAACACAACGGACCAGTTCCCGAAGGTAAGATGGTATCGTTCCTAGACGGAAACAAGGACAACTGCGACATAGAAAACCTGGTACTGATCGACAATGCAGAGAACCTGGAAATGAACAGAAGCCAGTTAAGGTTCGCTGATCCGGAAAGAACAAAGACCGGCGTGCTTGTTGCAAAGGCAAGAGTAACAGTCAGACAGAAGAAAAGGAGAAAATAGATGGAGATTAAAGCGGCGAATGCAGAGGAGACGATCCGCTGCATCCTGGACGAGGAGAAAATGACCCAGCAGGATTTAGCGGACAGAATGGGGATTACGAGACAGAACATCAGCCAGTCTCTCAACCGAAACGCTAAGAGCATGAGATACGATAGCTTCTCAAAGATGGTAACAGCTCTAGGTTACGAGATTGTTGTAAAAAAACTTTAATAAAATACGCAAATTAGAAGTAAACCTATTGACAAATACGCAGTTGCGAAGTATAATATATACATAATCAAACAACAAATAAAACACACGGAGGTAGTGGTTATGTATAACAGAGAAGATTATAGAGAAGCACTGGAAGAAAGAGAGAAATGCGACCTGTATTCAGATGAATGGAGATTTTGCCAGGCAAAAGTTCAGAGCATTGCAACAGCTATGGTAGCTGCAGGAAATAACTGGATGGTGGGTGAAATCATCGACGAGCTTTACAGTCTGAGTGACTGCGGTTGCGAACTCACCGACGAGGCAGTTCGATTTGACCTTTGGATTCTTGAAAGCAACGGCCTCGAAGAGAAGGCTGAGGAAATGAAAAAAATGTTCTAGGTAAATTTTTTTACCTGCACAGCTCGCAAATGAGTGTTTCACGTGAAACACAGTTCGCAAATTTGAAAGGAGCGTATTTGTATGAAGGAAGTATTGAAGAAGTTAAGAACTTTAGAGGCTGAAATGGAAGAAGCCGAGAACCAGTCAGAGTATTGGATGGAAGAAGAACACCTGGATATGGAAAAGTCAAACAGCTACGAGGCTGAGGCAGACAGATTGTACCAGGAAGTGTATAAGATGCACAACCAGGTGGCAGATTTCATCGTAAGCCTCACTTCCGGTCAGATTGACAAAGTGACAGCAATGTTGATGATGCGTCAGAGAAGATCAGACGTAGAGAGAATTTTAGAGATGGCGTAGGAGGACAACAGATATGATGAAATCAGAGTTTATCGAGAGAACAGGGTTTGAGCCGACTGAGGCAGAATACAGAGAAATTGAAGCAGAGTACATGGGATGCGACATCGACAAAGACGAGTTCTGCAAGACATGGAAAAAGCAAGGTGGCATTCAGAGACTGATGAGACTCCGTGCGAGAAGAATCGAGGAACTCGAGGCAGAGCTTGCAAAAGAGAAGAATGACTACGACAGAATGGATGCTCAGTATTGCACCAAGATTAATGAACTTAAAAAGCAGATTTCAGATGATGGACTGGCTCTTAATAGCATGAATGCTCAGATGGGATTGATGAGAAATAAGGCTGCGGGAGAAATTGAGGAATTACTCAAGAGAGCGACCGAGGCAGAAAGAAAACTGGCAATCCTCAAAGAGGCATTCGATATCATCACAGGAAAGGAGACGAAGTAATATGACATTATTAGAGGTTAGGACAGAGTGGGCGGTGTATAAAGATTGCTTCCTGCAGGTGGCAAGATACCAGGCAGATAACAGCAGAGCAATCGAGATATGGAACAACGAGGACGGACCTATCGCAAGAATCACGGTATGCATTGCAGGAAGCGGACTTGCAGAGGACGAGACAGTGATCGACACGAATAATTGCCCTTGGGCGATGGAGTTTATCAAGCAGCACGGTTTCGGGCAGGCCACCGGCAGAATGGTAAAAAGCGGTTACTGCACATATCCGGTAGTAAAGCTGGATATTGAGAAAATCGGTGAGTATTTGGAGGTGGCGTAATGGAAAGAGTGTATTTCAGCATCAATGAGGCCGGAGCAAAAACGGCAAACGATATGATGTCATTCAGCGAGTATAAGACCGGGAGCAAGACTGCTGGTTACAAGGCACAGGTCGATAAGGCATACGAGCTGGCAGAGAAGGTAATCGAGGCAAGACCGACCGAAGAAGAAAGAGTGTCGAAGCTCTGCGAGAGATATTCAAGACGACTGGCTCAGAACATCAACAAGGATATTCAGATCGGCATGATGTGTCCGTCGGTAATGATTTCCGGAGCAGGAAACTTCCCGGTCAAAAAGAAGGAAAAGCAGGTAGCGGCATGGAATAAGAACCATGAGGACTATAAAGAGGTTGAGGCAATCCTTGGAAAGATTGGGGCAATTTTTTATGGCAAGGACGTTATCAAGTCTGACGATGAGAACGCAATCGAGAAGCTGCAGGATAAGGTTGACGGATTGAGAGAGGACCAGGAGAGAATGAAGCAGGCCAACAAAGCAATCCGTATGAAGGACAAAGAAAAAGGCGATGCAACGCTGCATGACATGGGATATACAGACGAACAGATCGCCCAGCTGAGAGAACCGGACTTCTGCGGAAGAATCGGTTTTCCGGACTATATGCTGGCGAACAACAACGCCAATATCCGAAGATTGGAAGAAAGAATCAAGAGCCTGCAGAAAACGAAGTCCCAGGGAACACAGGAGAGCGAGAATAAGTTTTTCAAGGTCAAGGAGAATGTGGAGGCTATGAGAATCCAGCTGTTCTTTGAAGGAAAGCCGGAACCGGAGGTAAGAGATATTCTGAAAAGCAATGGGTTCAGATGGGCACCGTCGGTAGGTGCATGGCAGAGACAGCTCAACAATAATGGAAAATATGCGGTAGAGAGAGTTATCAGAGAGCTGGAAGAAATGGAGGCGGCAGAGTGAACATGAAGTTAGAACCGAGAAAGGCTACAGATCGAGGTGGCTGGTTGTGCATGCCACTGGTAATAAACGGACCGGAGGGAAAACCTGGTTGGAAAAAGGTACGTTGCCCGGAATGCGGGACACTCTGCTGGCAGAGACCGGAGGATGCAGGGGTTGTTAAGGCATCACACCTTGACGGTGCGGTATGTACCAAGTGTGCATTAAGAAAGGCAGGTGACGTAGTATGACGATTAGAGAGGCGAGCAAAGGAGTAGTTACATCCGGAAGAGGAACCTATAATATCGGCTTCAACGATGGAGACGAGACACAGTTTAATGTTCAAAATCTCGAAGAACTGCAGGAGTGTTGGTCGGAGTTCTGCAAGGAAGAAAAGGTTGATCCTGGATGCGTAGACTACGTGGAAAGGGTGAGTTAGTGGAAGTTCTAACAAGAGCCATAGCAAATGAATACAGAGACAGGGCGTTGCTCCTGCCGTCAAACGGACTGCAGGACATTGGAGAAAGAAGAAAGTTGCGGGAAGAACTGCAGACCAGGTGTAATCTGACAGAGCTGCAGGCGGTGAATATCATAAATGGTTTTCACATTCCGGACTATGTGAGAATTGCAGAAGTAAGAGCAGCAAAGGAGGCAGAAGAACATGAGAATTGAGAAAGAAGGATTTGTGTTACACCTCGAAGGAACATGGTGCGAAATCTCAAATAAGTACGCTGTTTTGGAAAGCGGAGACGTAGCAGTAAATGAAGAGGATATTCCTGCAGGGTTTGCAGAAAAGAAACTGGATCGCTATATCGAAACACACAAGATCAGAGGATATGGTAAGGTTGACGGATGCGTGAAGAGAGTTGCGTGCGACGAAAGAACGAAGGAGTACATTCAGTTGCAGGCAGTAAAGCTGGACGATGATACATATATGGTGCAGGAGTTTGACAACGAGCTGGTATTTATGGGCGAGTTATGGAGCGGATGCAAATATCCGGACGAAGTGATTGACTGGATGAAGAGTAACTATGAGATTGAAAGTTGTCTGACCGCAGAGGTGTACCGTAGCAGTTTGGGAGATTGCACGAATAACGGCATATCTTCCTACGCAAGAGAGCTGTATATCCTGGATGCACAGAAAGGTCCTTTTGAACCGGACGACATCAGACAGTGCGTGTATATCGAAAAGCGTGAGGTTATGGGCCAGGAGTACGTTGACTGTAAGCCTGCATACTGCCGGAAACGTTGGTATATGGCAGGCGGCAATATTCTTTACACATCGGACAGCAGATTCAAACAGATTACCGGGATCAGCTACCCGATTGCTATTCACGACAGATACGAAGGGAGGTAGGAGATATGGTAATTGTCGGGTACTACGCACATGGCAATAAGCACTATGTAGCTTTCAAGGACGAGACAGATGCGAAGGACAGATTTATGATTACGGACGGATTCCACGACAGACTGGTTACGGAAAGAAACCAGGGAAAGTATGAAGGGTACGTGAAAATCGACAAAGCAGAGTGCAATATCAAGAAGATTATCGGCCGTATTCGTGGTACAAGACCGTGGCATCCGCTTCTGAGATTACTGCAGAAGGAAGCGGGGTAATTTTTTACCCTGGAAACTCGCAAATGTGAGTGTTAGAAAAAAAGAATTTCGCAATAGTAGAACGCATGAGAATTAAATGGAGGTAGAGAAGATGAATGAAATCAGATTAAAGGCTTACGGATTTAGCATGGAGGCAGTAGGCAGTAAAAAGTTTATCGCACAGGAACGAGAGGCATTCTTGGATTTTACAGAAGAAAAGGTATCAAAAGCAGCAATGAAGTTATCCGGGAATGACGCTCGGGCAGAGGTTCATTCACAGGAAGTAAGAAACAGGGAAAACGCCGAACATGGCGAAGATTTGGTAACAATGACACATAAGACAACGCAGCCTATTTCGTTAGAATGGATACAGGAGGTTGTAAGACTTGGGCGTGCCAGGGATTATTTTTCAGAGGGCGACACGATCGATATTGAATTTGACGGAGAAGTTATCCAGCATGACATCATCGGAATTGATGCAGAGAAACTTGTAGACAAGAGCCTTGAACACAGTATCACAATTCAGATGCACGACCTTGTGATGGAGGAAAGACCGTTCGATACAACAGGCGATTATGGCAGTAATGTGTGGGAGACATCAGAATTGAGAAAGTACCTGCAGAGTGAAGAATTTCGTGAGAGATACAAAAAGCTCATTCCTTACCTAACAAAGGTAGTGAAAGAGAATAACAGCGGAGATGATACAGAAGATCTGTTTTTCTTACTGTCGGCGGACGAAGTAGACCCAAAGAAAACGCCGTATAAGTATTACGAAGATGTTACTAACCGGCAGAAGAAAAATGCAGACGGAGAAACAGATTATCACCGCTTGCGCTCGGCTCATCGTGGCCGTTCGTACGGTACGTGGTACGTGTACTCTAGCGGCGACGTCAGCAACCACGGCGGCGCGTACTGGGCCTATCGCTGCGCCCCGGCTTGTACCATTGCATAATCATATAATTCCGGCACCCGCGGATGCCGGGAAGAAAAAGGAGAGAAAAGAACATGGCAGAAATACAGAATATCAGCATTGAACTTGTAAAGGTCCACCCAAACAATGTGAGAAAAACGTATAACGATATTGAGGAACTTGCGGAGAGCATCAAAGCGAAGGGAATACTTCAAAATTTAACTGTTGTGCCCGACCCACAGGAACCTGGAAAGTATTTGACCGTAATCGGAAACAGAAGATTGACAGCAGCACGCATGGCGGGACTTGAAACTGTTCCCTGCATTGTTTCGGATATGGACGAAAAAGAGCAGACATCTGTAATGCTTTTGGAGAATATACAGAGAAGCGATCTGACCGTATATGAACAGGCACAGGGATTTCAGATGATGCTTGACCTGGGAGAAACAGAGGACACAATCGCTGAAAAGACCGGCTTTAGCAAGAAAACAGTCAGACATCGTTTGAATATCGCAAAGCTGGATTCCAAGACGCTGATGGAGAAAGAGAGACAGGATGGATACCAGCTGTCGCTTACGGATTTGTACGAACTGGAAAAGATCAAGGACGTAAAGATAAGGGACAAGATTTTGAAGGATTCCACAGATTCGAGAGATTTGGCAAGAAGAGCAATCAATGCTCAGAAGGAGCAGAAACGCCAGGAAAACATGAAGTTGTACGTGGCAATGATGAAGAAACTGGGATTAAAGAAAGCTC